CAGATTATGAAACCGAAATGTCACAATTTGATGGACATAAGAAAGACTTTATAATGTTCATTGAAGAGTATGAAAAACGTAGAGGTATGAATTGTGAAGAGTATTATCCTGAATTAATTGACTTTATTAAAAAAATAAAAGATGAAAATAAATTATAAACAACCATATTGGGTTAAGTTTAATTGGGAGATTGATAGTCATCATGATAATCAATACGTTACCGAATTTAATAAGTTTGAGAGTGATGAAATTCTAAGCTTTCAACACGAGAAATCGTATACGATAACTTGCGATTTTAAAATCGATGAGTCATATAAAACTGATAAAATCTTTATGATTTTTGGTAAACCTGGTAAAAATTTAGGTTTAGCATATAACACCGAAGCAAAGGTATTATCATTTGAATTTTGGACAACGGTAAATGGTGAAGATAAATTTAATTATCTTTTATTTGAAGATTGTGAATTGAATTCTGAGTTCAATACCGCAACGATAATAAGAAATGAGAATGAGTTTAAAGTATTTTTGAATTTCAAAGAAATCAATTCAATTGTATTTGAAGGTGAATTAATTGAAGATTATAAACATTCTGAAATATTTTTAGGGTGTGGTAATCCAGGTTCACCTGTTGAGGAACATCGTTATTATGGTGAAGTGGATATTAACCATTTCTCAGTTATTAAGAACTCAACAATCATTGCAAATAGTAAAAGTATCTATAAATCAAAGGATTATGATATAATTAAAAAAAGATTCTATAATGATATTCTATTCTTTTATGATTTTGAAACAACAAATAATATTGGAGTAGTTTACGATAACTCAAAAAATACACACTTTTTAGAAAAAGTACCTAATCAGTTTGTGTTGTAAATAAGAAAAAAATAACGTATATTTTAAAAAAAAAGAAATGTCAGAACAATTAGCAAATTGGAGAGATAAAAACCTGAACTCAGTGAGTTGTAGTTTTTGTGCTGCCAAATGGTACAACGTAAGTTTACACTTAGGTCATGGTTTTACAAACTCATGTCACCTACCACTCCCACACCCAATCGATTTAGAAAAAATTAAAACAAATCCATCAGCGTTACACAATACTGATTTCAAAAAAGAAATTAGAAGAATGATGTTAGAAGGAACTAAACCCGCAGAGTGTTCATACTGTTGGAAGATTGAAGATATTGGTAGAAATAACATTTCTGACCGTGTATACAAAAGTCAAATCTATAGTGAAGAGGAAATTGCGGCTTTAAAAGAACTTCCTTGGGATGCCGACATCACACCAAAAACAATTGAGGTTAGTTTTGACCGTACTTGTAACTTTGCTTGTTCATATTGTAATTCAGGATATTCAACAACTTGGGGTAAAGACATTAAAAAGAACGGAGCATACCAAAAGTTTAAAACAACGAGTGCCGGAGCATATTATGCCGATGGATCTTGGTCAGAGATATACGGTAAACAAAATGAGAACAACCCATATGTGGCAGCATTTTTAGAGTGGTGGCCTGAGTTAACAAAAACCTTACAAGAGATTAGAGTTACTGGTGGAGAACCATCACAGAGTCGTAACTTCTGGCAGTTCATGGAAGAAGTTAAGAAATACCCATCACCAAATCTAAGAGTTGCTATCAACTCAAATTTAGGTTTGAATCAAGAAACGGTAGATAGACTTATCAATGTGACACACGAGATTGATGTTAAGGAATTTGACATCTATACAAGTTGTGAAGCGTATGGTAAACAAGCTGAGTACATTCGTGATGGTTTAAACTATGAACAATGGAGAAACAACTTAGTACAAGTTATTGAGAAGGCAAACATTAGACAAGTTGTTATTATGATGACAATTAATAGTCTATGTTTATTCAGTATCACAGAATTCTTAGATGATATGTTGGAATTGAAAGCCAAATATGGTTGGAACAAACCAATCGTTGACTTTAACATTCTTAGATGGCCAGCATTTATGTCACCGTTAACATTACCTGATGACATTAAACATGATTTACACGGCAAATTATCAATGTGGTGGAGAAAGAATAAGAAGAACCCTTTAATTAACATGCATGAGGGTGCTCAAATCCAAAGATTAGTAGATTATATTGAAGTTGTTAACAGAGGTCATAATACGACTGAAATGGACATGGAAATGCAGTACCACGATTTCAAGAGCTTCTACACCCAATATGACATTAGAAGAAATAAGAATTTTGTTGAGACATTCCCTGAATTAGAAGATTGGTTCAACTCAATTGAAATTGATAACACTATACCTGACGTAAGAGTAACCGACGGAAGAATTACTCACTATGAACCTGGTGAATACATATCAGACAAGGAAAATTATAATTTATAATGGTTATTAGTAAAAAGGTACCGGTAATTCAAAATATTTCACAATCGAATAAAGTTTTAAAATTCGGATCAACTGATACAGAAGAGAGTTTTTTATTAAACAAGGAAAGATTGGGTGAGAATTGGGAATATTTCAATAAGGAAATTGAATATAGATACAATTCTTGGGGATATAGAACTAAGGAATTCGAGGAACTAAAAGATGATTATATGATTGTCTTTGGTTGCTCGTTTACCGAAGGTATTGGATTACATTATGACGATTTATGGTCGACCAAATTAGGTAAAGAACTCAATCTTGATGTATTGAACTTAGGTATGGGTGCAACTGGAATTGACTTCCAATTTTACAATACCATATTAATACATAGCTACATTTTAAAGAGAGGTAAACTGCCGAAAATGGTGATTTACCAATGGCCAAATAAATATAGAAAGACATTTGCATTCAAGGGGGAAAACACTAGTGGTGATAGAATTAATTTGGATTTATTTTCTATCACATATCCTAAAAATGTTTATCCTAAATCGGTAAATGATTATTTTGAATGGTATAAGGCGAGTTATGTTGAAAATCAAGGCGAACAAATTAAAGATATTGCGTTAGGTATCACTCTATGTAATAATTTATGGGAATCATTAAATATTCCTGTAATAAATTGGCAATGGGCTGATGATGTTGGTTATGAATTTAATTTTATTCACGAAAATAAAATAAAAATACTTGGAATCTACGATAATACTAACATTAAGGCTAGAGACTGCTCTCATAATGGTTCAGTTGTTCAAACATTAATTGTGGATGAAATATTAAAATCTTTGAGAGATGATAAAAGAGTTTATTGTTCACTTGAAGATTGGGATAGTGTTTTGAATTATTATAGACCCAACGGTTCTTCTAAATCTTGGTATCTTAATGAAACAGGGAATTTTGATTATCCTAAAATGTGGGGAGTTTGGAACCTATTCAATATTGAAGACGGAAATAAGCCGTTTGGTCATGATGTGATAGTGGAAAATACGACACCAAAGTATGGTGATGATGTTGTATTTCAAACAAAAGATGAGATTAGAGGAAAGAAACATCTATACATCATCAATGTATATGATAATCAATTCTTTAAGAAAAATGAGGAGATTGGATTTAAATGTATATCTGAACAATATATCAATGACATCAAAAATGGTAAATGTAAAATAGTGATGATTCATCAATTCGAAGGTTATAGTGCGTCATCATCAAAGAACAACGATTTAGATATAATTGATTCTTGGATTAGAGAAATAGACTTACCTCACGAATCGGTATACTATATTCACGGCAACTTATTGGTAGATGAGGTTAGAAAAGAAAAAGGGTTTAAATTTAACTGCGTTCCAATTTCCATTTTTGATTCTTGGATTGATTACCGAGTGTTTAAAGATGAAATGGTCGAATTTAAACCTGTAGATAATGGATTTCTTTTCTTATCTTATAATAGAAATCCAAGATACCATCGAGTTTATTTAGTTTCCGAGTTTTTAAGACAAGGATTATTGAATAAAGGTAGAGTGAGTATAGGTAAGTTCGATAGTGATGAAACAGAATCAATTAAATTGTTATCTGAAATGTCACCATTAATTATTGACAGAACATTAGACATTAATTGGGCGGGAAATCTTGAATTGCCGGACCATGAAGCAACTTTTATGTCGATTGTTACTGAAACATTAATTGACGAATCTGTTCTTTTTATTTCTGAAAAAATTTGGAAACCGATTGTTGTCGGACATCCGTTTATGATTTTAGGTAATGTTGGAACATTAAAATACATCAAAGACTTAGGATTTAAAACATTTGATAAATGGTTTGATGAGAGTTATGATAACGAAACGATTCATCACAAAAGAGTGGATATGGTTGTTAGTGAAATCAATAGATATAGAGACAAATCGATTGATGAATTAAAAGCAATCAGAGAGGAAATGAGAGAAACTTGTGTTTATAATAGAAATAGATTTTTGGAAATTATTAAAGACAAGTACGACTACGACGGAATTGGTGGAAGTAATAATAAGAAACCATTAGTTGAAATTTTTAAAGAGATATATAAAACCTTTTAATAATGAATTTTGTATTTGAAGATGTTTCTACGTGTAGAAATTTTATAAATAATTGGGAAATGAATGGTGTTGGTTCATATAGATTTACTATATCACCACTATTCAATAGAATGTTCATTTTAGGACACATAATTGAGGGGTTCGATGCTAACGTTAAAATATTCGACATCAACGATAAACCTGAAAATTATATTGTGCCGGTCGGTGTACACAATGACCCACACATTTGGGCTGGAGGCGAACACTCATCCAATCAAGAAGTAAGAAGTTTATTTGAATTTATAAACGAAACCTATTTGGATGATTTAATAAATCGTAAAGCACACCTTTTAATTGACTCAAGTTTAGAGGGTTATCATGAAGATTGGGTATTTGATTTCTTTCACAAAGAATGTGATAAAAGAGGTATATCGGCAGACAGAATGATTTTTGTTACGGGAAATTCCATCGTTGAAGAAAGATACGAAAACTGGTTGATAGAAAATCCAAAAGAAGTGAGAATGGTACCACTTCCATATTCACATTTTGAGAATGATGTTTACTTAACATCCAAACAAATGTTAGAAAATAATGACCTACCAACTTTTGAAGAACAAGTAAAACATAAAGAAAATAACTTAAATGCTGTTAGACTTTATAATAACTTAAACAAGAAACCAAGAGAGCACAGAATATGGTTCTATAGTAAATTATTTTATAATGATTTATTGGATAAAGGATTGGTTAGTATGAATCAAATTCATGTTTCACAAAGAAGATATTGCGGTGAGTTTATGGAACAGGAGTATGTTGAGAATTTCGCCCATACTCTACCTTCACTGATATATGGAACATCGAATGAAATTGAAGACACTGGTTATTATATCAATAGAGTTAACCATAAAGTTTGTGATGATAGTTGGATTTCAGTGATTAGTGAGGCAAGATTTGAAGATGAGGAAGGTACCGTCTTCTTAAGTGAAAAGGTTTTTAAACCGATTGCATCTCATCACCCATTCATTATTATGGGTAATAAACATAGTCTAAGAGAAATGAAAAAGTTAGGTTATAAAACATTCTCAGATTGGATAGATGAAAGTTATGATGAGTTGGATAATTTAGAAAGAATGGATGCTATTATCAAAGTCTTAAAGGATATTGATAAGATTGAAAATAAATTAGAATGGTTCAAGGGTATGGAAGAGGTATTAAAATTTAATTACCAAGTCCTAAAACGAAATGTGATTAAGACATACCCATATGCCTTTAATAAATTAACCGAAATATACGGGGAAAAGAAAAAATTGATTTAAATGAAAGTTGGATTTATTGGTGTAGGTAAATTAGGTAAAGATGCTGCTGAGGTAATGTATGAAGCAGGGCACGATGTTTTAGGATATGACACTAGAATAGTTGAGGGTTGTAAACATGAAATGACATGGTTAATTGAGGATGTTTGTACACATGGTGAAATTATTTTTATTGCGGTACCAACACCACACGACCCATTATATGATGGGAAATATCCGACATCACATTTAGACCCTAAAGACTTCGATTATACAATAGTAAAAGACGTTCTAACTGAGGTTAATAAACACACAAATAAAAATCAATTAGTCGTTTTAATTTCGACAGTTTTACCTGGCACAATACGTAAAGAATTCATACCATTATGTACTAATTTTAGATTCATTTATAATCCATATCTAATTGCTATGGGTACCGTTAAAGAGGATATGATAAATCCTGAGATGTTAATAATTGGGACTGAAGATGGTAGTAGAACTGGCGATGCTAATATATTAACAGAGTTTTATGGAACATTTATTTATCCAAAAACGAGATGTGAGATAGGAACGTGGGATGAAGCTGAAGCCATTAAGATATTTTATAACACATTTATATCAACTAAAATTGCGTTAGTTAACATGATACAAGACGTTGCTGAAATTAGGGGTAATATTAACGTTGATGTGGTAACAGGAGCACTTGAAAGGAGTACGAAAAGAATTATAAGTCCCGTCTACATGAAAGCTGGTATGGGAGATGGTGGAGGATGTCACCCAAGAGATAATATTGCATTAAGAACATTATCAAATGAATTAGGATACGATATATTTGATTCTATCATGAAGGCTAGAGAAGTACAGGCTGAAAATTTAGCAAAAAAGTTAGAAAAATTATCAAAAGAATATAATCTACCTGTAATTATTTTAGGTAAATCTTATAAACCTGATGTTGAATATACCGAAGGGTCAACGTCAATACTGACAGGATACTTTTTGGAAAAAAATGGTATATCTTTTAAGTTTGATTCTGAACCTGAAACGGCGGTTTACTTATTAGCACATAGAGGTAAATTCTACGATTATCAATTTCCAAATGGTAGTGTGGTGTTAGATGTGTGGAGAGAATTTAAGACTAACAATAATAATATAAAAGTTATCCATTACGGTAATACCAGAAATTAATGAAAAGAAAGTTAAATTTAGTGTACGACGATTGGGTAACCGGAGAAGAGAACCCAAAACCTAACGGTGTTAAAATATACGGCAACAATTTATTTTGGGATGGTGAAATGTTAATTAGGAACTACTATGATAGAGGATTAGCATTTGGGTATTATGAAGATTTATTTCCTGAAGAATCCGATAGGTTTGAAACTGTAAAATGTAGAATGGAGGATGTTAAAAAAAATCCAAACCGAAAATACTATTACGTAATGGACTATTTTAGATTTGATTTATGTAAAGCATTATGTTGTGGTAATATAGAACACGGAGAATCCATCGACGCAGTTTTAAACAGAATTCCACCTATGAGTGAAGAAGTTTTAAACTCATTGAGAGAAGATAATAACTTCTTCCTTTTAATGTTAACCGCTCATGAACCAGAAGGTGTTAAGTCATTCGAGTGTGTAAATGAATTTATTAACAAGCATTCAATTAATCCCAAAAAAATATTCATTGTAAACAACAATAGTAAATTGAATGAATTAAAGCACACATTTGCACCTGATGTAAATGTACACTCAATAAAGTTTATTCCAAGCACATCAAACTATAGTTTAACGAGAGTCAACTCAAGATTCAACTCAAACAAAGAAGGTAAATTCTTTTTATGTCATAATAGATCACCCAAAGTCCATAGATATGGTATTCTAACATTACTTAAACATGAAGGGATTTTAGAAGACGTAAATTGGTCATTAGTGCCAAGTTATAGTGCCGCTGATAAAGGTTTTTTCGGTACCCTATTTAACAGACAAGATTTTAAAACATATGAAGAAGAAATTGATTATTTTAGGTCCGTTGATATAAAAAGAAGTGATTATGAGGTAGACGAAAAATGGTTTAAACCAAATACACCAGAAATAAATGTTGACGGATTACCAACATGGATGAGAGTACCTGAAAAAGAACTTACGTTCGAAAACTCCTACATCAATATAGTAACAGAATCATCATATATTGATAGTGATTTTATTGTTCACATCACAGAAAAATCATTCAGGCCATTCTACCACTATCAACTACCTTTATTTGTTGCATCACATCACCACATTAAACTTTTAAAGGAAATATATGGTTTTGATATGTTTGATGATATTATAGACCATTCATATGATGATATTTTAAATCATAGAGATAGGTTATTTAAGATTGTTGAGGAGATAAAAAGACTGAACGGGAAGAAAGAAGAAATTAAAGAGTTCTATAAGAACAATTACGAAAGATTTGAAAAAAATAAAATTATAATTTATAACATCTTGAAAAATACAGATGATTATTTATTTTTTAGAAATTTAATTTAATTATGAATACGTTATGGGTTTTTGGAGATAGTTACACGGCGGAATATTTTCCTGTTGGGGAAGAATTCACCGTAAGTAATTACGACCATTACAAAACATTTAAAGGTGGTAGATTACCCGACATTTGGCCCAATATTTTGGGTAATAAACTTGGATGTGAAGTTAAAAATTTTGCAAAGGGAGGTTCCGCCAACACAAACATATTTTTAAGTTTCTTAAATGTGTGTGAACAATTAAATGAGGGTGACCGAGTTATCATTGGGTGGTCAAATAATAAAAGATTCGTCGCAGCAAATTTCAATATCGACATTTTCAATGATATATTACCGTGTGACAGTGAATTTCATGAAACACATCTCTCAAAGAGAACAATTGATGAAATTTTTTACAATAGAACACATCCAATATGGGTAGAAGAAGTTTACGGATGGATTAAATTAATTAATCTTTATTGTGATTTGAAAAAAATTAAAGTACATCATTGGACAAGTGACGATGACATGACTTGCCAATTTAATAAGTACGATGATGAAAAATATATAAGTGTATTAGAATCTGCAAATAGATGTTTAGGACTTATGGAATATATTTCCGAATTAAATTATGAGCAAAACGGAACACATAGTAGAATTATATATGAAACTAATAACCAAATTAGTGATGGTCATTTTGGTGAATATGGACACATAGCACAAGCGGAACATTTCTATAATTTCATTAAAAAACGCGAACAATGTTAAATATTGGTGTTGCTGGTTGTTCCCATTCAGGAGGTGGTTATGGACATGCTTGGACATACTATATGTCACATAAATTAGGTTGTAGATTAACCGATGTAACCGCACCCGGTGTTGGTAACGAAATGATGGTTGAGAAGATTAAGAAAAGTTTAGAAATTAAAGATGAACATGATGAAGTGGACTTCTACGTATATCAAATAATCGAACCTTCAAGATTAGTGTTAGGTCTAAATGGGAATAATCCTGAAGATGAATATAAAAAGTATCAAACAGGATTACAATATTTTGAAAACAATATAAATTGTCATAGACAAACTAACGGTATTTCATATTTTACATTTCAACAGTCATTCACAAACAATGATATGAATAGAATTATAGATAAAAAATATGATATTGAAAAATTTATGAGGGAACACATTATAATTTCAGATTTTAATATGAATATAAAAGTGTTTCACACATTAATGGCAATTCAAAACCTGTTCAATTTTCATAAAAAGAAAGTATTATTTTTTTCTTGGTCAGTTGATATTAAAGAATTGGCGAAAAACGTCGGATATGGAGACATTATCGATTCTATGTATGTTATGGATGGTAATGTTGAAACATTTGCGAAGAGTAGAGAATTAAAAACCGTGAGTGAATTTGATTTTCATTATGGATCCGAATCACAGAGAATAATCTATGAAGATTTTCTTCACAATAATATTGTCGACTTCATAAACAATAAATTATGAGACTGTTAACTTTTGGTGATAGTTGGACTGCTGGACATGGAATCGAAACTGATATAACATACAAAGAAAATGCTCACCCAACACAAGGAAAAGGTTTTATTGTTAATTTAAGAAGGTTTAATTCGTGGCCAAGATACGTTGCGGAAAAACTTGATTGCGTCTTCGTTAATAACGGTTATTGTGGTGCAGGTAATCACGACATCTATGGTGAAGTTAAAATATTATTTGATGACAAAATGATTGAAGATGATGATGTATTTATCATCATGTTTTCGTACCCACATAGATATAGAGTTAAGAAACCGGAAAACAACCCAATTAAAGTTTTTGAAAAATTAGAAGAATTATTAAAATCACATAAACGCTTTTACTTCAATAGTTTTTACCCAACATTTAAAGATGAGGATGGTTTCGATACTTCAACGTTACCCGATTATTTTATTAATCCAAATGGTACAATGGTTGATATGTTAAGGGATTATGAGATTTCAAACGACGTATCAGTTTGGGAATATGAAAGTAGAAGTGTTTGGGAAAATGAACATAACCTTTGGTGGGGCGATTATCACCCTAATCTTTTAGGATATAAATTGATTGCGAATGAAATCGTAAATCAAATTCAGAATAGATTGTAATGTATAACGAAATCAATAACGGATTGTTTATCAATCATTTATCAAAACAATTTGATAAATTAAAATACTATACACCAAATGTTACTACTGATTCTAAACTTGTTGCCGTTATTGTTGAGTGCCGACCATTACCCTACCTTTTAACAGTAATTAAAACGGTGATGTTTTATTTAGGTAATAAATGGTCATTACAAATATTTCATGGATTAGAACATGAGGAGGAATTGAAGGGCGAGATGAAATCTTGGGGTGATGTTCACTTTGAAAGTATGGGTGTCGACAACATCACCAAAATAGAATATAACAACTTACTGAAATCACCAAGTTTTTGGAACAAGGTTAAAGGTGAAAAGGTTTTAATATTCCAATCTGACGCAATTCTTCTTAGAAAGGGTATTGAGGAGTTTTTAGATTACGACTATATCGGTGCACCATGGATAAAACCCAAAGAAAATAGTTATGTTGGTAATGGTGGACTATCTCTAAGAACAAAAGATGTGATGTTAAAGATTGCTGAAGAACATACCGAAGACAACGACCCACAAGAGGATATATTCTTTATAAAGTACTTGAATGGTTATAAGGTCGCAGATGTTAAAACCGCAATGAAGTTTAGTGTCGAAGACGTATACTTCCCAAATCCATTGGGATTACATAATCCCGTTAAAATCAATCCAAGTCTATTGTTTAATATTTTGGAAAATAATGAGTAAATACATTTGTATTTTTGACATTTTTTCATTATATTTTACATATGTATCAAGATTTTAATTGGCCGTTAATCAACGATAATATATCTAAAGAAGATAGAGAAGTCCTTGCTGATTTTGTTCTGAATGGTAAAAGATTCACCAACGGAGAAAAAGTTAGAGAATTCGAATCTATTTGGTCCAAATGGTTAGGTGTGAAACACAGTACTATGGTTAACTCCGGTAGTTCTGGTAATTTTATATCAATGGCAATGGTTAAAGAATTAAGAGGTGTGGGTGAAATTATTGTACCACCACTTGGTTGGGTTTCTGACATATCATCAGCATTACAATTAGGTATGACCGTTAGGTTTGTAGACATCTCAATTAGAAACCTTTCAATTACCGCCGATAACATTAGAAAAGCAATCACACCTGAAACTAAAGCAATCGTATTAGTCCATTGTTTAGGATTCAATGCGATTAATGAAGAAATTATCAAAATTGCTAAAGAACATAATCTATTATTAATTGAAGATTGTTGTGAAGCACACGGAGCAACATTCAACGGTCAAAAAGTTGGTTCATTTGGTGACATATCAATATTCTCATTTTATTTTGGACATCACATAACAACTATTGAGGGTGGTATGGTTTGTGTTAACGATGACAAATTACATGATTTAGCTCGACTATTTCGTTCACACGGAATGACAAGAGAGGCATCAACTGAATTACAAGCGAAGTATAGAAAATCACACCCACATTTAAATCCACTATTTACATTTTCGGTACCAGGTTTTAATATGAGAAGTACCGAACTCAATGCTGTTTTAGGTATTGAACAAATGAAGAGAATTGACAACAACATTGAGAAACGTAGACACAATTTAAAAGTTTGGTTGGAGAATTTAGATAATAGAAAATACGTCACAAATTACAATACAGAAGGTAATAGCAGTTTCGCTTTACCATTAATAATTTTACCTGGTTATTCATCACAGTTCAAAGTAAATGATGATTATTCAAGTGTGTGTGATTTGTTGAATTTTGAAAAAGTTGAGTATCGTTTAGGGACTGCAGGTGGAGGTGACCAAACATCACAACCATACATGGAGAAGTTCACGTATTTTGTACATGGTAGTACCGCAAACATTGATTGGGTACATAATAATTCATTATATATTGGTAACCATACTGATTTAACTGATGAACAAATAATTAATTTGTGTAATAAACTAAATAAGGTATTCGATGAGTTTTAAAAATAAGAAAATATTAATTACAGGTGGTTGCGGAATGATTGGAAGATCATTGGTAGATAAACTACTAAAAGAGGAGTGTGAAATAACTGTGGCAGATTTAACCGCACCAACAGACTTACCCGATGGTGTTAAGTTTGTTAAAGTTGACTTAAGAGATTTTCACGCATGTTTACGCATATGTGCCGAAAAAAACTATATCTTCCATTTAGCAGGTGTTAAAGGGTCACCAAAGATGGCTTTAGAACAACCTAAAGATTTTATGGTACCAATGTTACAGTTTAACACTAATATGATGGAGGCCGCATTTCGTTCTAACGTTGATTGGTATCTTTATACTAGTTCAGTCGGTGTTTACTCACCGGCAGAAGTGTTTTTTGAAGATACAGTATGGTCAACATTCCCATCACCAAATGACAAGTATGCTGGGTGGGCAAAAAGAATCGGTGAACTACAAGCTGAGACATATAAAATACAACACAGTTGGGACAGAATTTCAATAGTAAGACCAGCGAACGTTTATGGTTTGTATGATAACTTCAACCCAAAAAATGCAATGGTTATCCCCTCACTAATAAGAAAGGCACAAGAGAATGATGTACTTGAAGTATTTGGTGACGGTAGTCAGATTAGGGATTTTATATTTGCCGATGATGTTGCAAATGGTATGATTCATGCCGTTAAAAATAAGATAACACAACCCATAAATTTAGGTTCAGGAAAGGGGTTTACAATAAAAGAAATTGTGGATATTGTTGTAAAATATTCAGGTAGAGACATTGAAGTTAAATGGTTAACAGATGCACCTGCTGGTGATAAAATTAGATTGTTTGATACAACTCGAGCTAAACTTTATGGATTCGAAGCGACAATAGGTTTAGAAGAAGGAATTGGAAACACAACTAATTGGTTCATCAACAATAAAGAAACATTAGATAAAAGATATAACGCATTTGTTAATGGATAATTTTTTTAAAGATAAGAAAGTAGTTGTCACCGGTGGTTCTGGTTTTATTGGTACCCATTTTTTAAAGGAACTAATAAACAGAGGTGCTAGAGTGAGAACATCAACGAACAACGCACAATTACAATTTGAAAGTGACGAACTAATAGTATATAAAGGTTTAAATTTATTGTCATTAGATGATTGTCTTAAACTTACTGAAGACGCAGATTATGTTATTCATTGTGCTGGAGAAGTTGCACATCCATCATCAGTACCGACTGATGTTCAAATATCCCTAAAACAATTAAACTTAATTGGGAATGTATTAGAATCTTGTGCTAAGAATGGTGTTAAACGATTCTTAGATTTGAATAGTTCGACGGGTTACCCTGATATTAGACGACCATTAACTGAAGACGAATATTGGGTCGATGAACCGTATAAATCTTATTATGGTTATGGTTGGATGAGAAGATATAGAGAGAAGTTAATGGAACATGTTTCTAAGTTCTCAGGATTAGAAATTGCACTCGCAAGATGTACCGCAATATTTGGTCCACATGATAACTTTGACCCTAAAACTTGTCACGTAGTTCCGGCATTAATTAAACGAGTACTTGATGATGAAAATCCTTTCACCGCATGGGGTTCACCTGATGTAGTAAGAGATTTCTTATACGTTAAAGATGTTGTTGACGGAGCATTATTGATTTTAGAAAAAGGTGAATCGATGAGACCATATAATTTAGGTTATGGTGGAGGAATTACCATCGGTGAAATATTAGATACCATATTAAAAGTAACGGGTAAAACTCCTGATATTGTGTGGGATAATACTAAACCAACAACAATACCATATCGTGCCGTTAGTACCGATAGAATTCAAAATGAATTAGGATTTAAACCGAAATACACATTTGAAGAAGGTATTAGGGAAACAATAGAATATTATAAAAATAAAAGTTAGAGTATGAATGTATTAATTACTGGGATTTGTGGAATGGTGGGATCACACTTAGCTGATTTTCTTTTAGAAAACACTGATTGGAAAATTTATGGGTTTACAAGATGGAATGATTCACTTGAAAATTTAGAACACCTATCGGATAGAATAAATAAGAAAGATAGAATCGAATTGGTATATGGAGATTTAAACGACCTCGTATCAATATCAAATGCCGTCGAGATTTCTAAACCTGCGTATGTTTTTCATTTAGGGGCACAATCATACCCACAAACAAGTTTCATATCACCAGTAGAAACATTACAAACTAATATCATTGGTACAACTAACTTGTTAGAGGCATTAAAGAACTCAAGATATAAAGAGGCTTACATTCATGTTTGTGCCTCAAGTGAAGTGTTCGGTAAAGTACCAAAAGAAAAATTACCGATTGATGAGGAGTGTAGTTTTCATCCAGCGTCACCATACGCAATTTCAAAAATTGGAACTGATTTGATTGGTAGATACTATGGTGAGGCTTTTGGGATGAATGTGATGACAACAAGAATGTTTACACATACAGGGCCAAGAAGAGGTGATGTGTTCTCCGAATCAACATTTGCAAAACAAGTTGCAATGATTGAGGTTGGATTACAAGAACCAAAAATTTATGTGGGCAATTTAGAATCATTAAGAACTTACGCGGACGTTAGAGACGCTGTTAGAGCATATTACATGTTATTAACTATCAATCCCACTAAAGGTGAGTACTATAACATTGGAGGTAGTTACACTTGTAAAATTGGTGATGTGTTGAATTACTTCATCAGTAAATCGACGGTTAAGAATATTGAAATTGTAATTGACAAAGATAGATTAAGACCTATCGATGCTGATTTACAAGTACCAAATACTAATAAGTTTAAACAACACACTGGTTGGGAACCAACTATACCTTTTGAAAAGACAATGAATGATTTGTTGGAATATTGGAGGGATAGAGTGAAGACCGGTAGAAAATTTTTAAATAGATAAAATGAAAGAGAGAAAGTACTTGCCAACATTGGCAGAATTAATTGACCGAATGAGTATTTCACAACTTAAAGAAGTATTCATCACAGAACATAAAGAAGAGTACGGTAAAGAGATTAGTGATATTCAACACGACGTACAACTTTTTTTAGATGATAACCCTAACTGTATAACTGCGGAAACTATCAGAGCAATTATTGTTTTGGCTCAGACTAATTTACACATTTGGCACAATGAATCTAATTACCGTAAAGGAATTAAAGAAGGGAATAACCTTGAATTAACACATGGTTTGAATGGTGTTAGAAATACTGCTAAGAATAGAATACAAGAAGTTGTTGGTGGTAGAAAAGATTATAAGTTAGATTGTTTGGCCGCTGAATTTCAAAATTGGGGAATTAGTTGGGAAGGTAATAAAGCAGAAGAAAACGAAGGGTAATGTATAGTAAAAATAAAACTGATTTAGTTGAATTAGGTTACACGATTATCGATGATTTCTTACCAACAGATGTTGCACAAAAAATTCATTCATTATTTGTAAATGAAACGAATTGGGATTTGAAACATCAGGTTCGAGACCATCATTATGAACATGTTTTTAAAACCGAATCACCGTTTCTCCCAAAAGGAGATGAGTCGTATTCAACACGATTCAATAGGTCAGTTAATTTGGAACAAAACGAAGATATTAAAAATTTATATAATGAATATTTTGTTCCGATGTTAAAAGAAGTATCACCATTTGAGTTGAACGAATTCGATGTGAGATGTCATAAGTCAGAGAGAGGTGATTATTTTAGAACACACATCGATGATTATGGTGGAAACATTAATCTAATTTACTACGTCAACGAAAAGTGGATGTGGGATTGGGGTGGAATATTGAACATCGCCGACGACAAAGACTTCGATTTTAATAAACAAATATTACCAAAATTTAATAGAGTTACATTATTGAATAACAAGGTTTTTAGATCTCCTCACTTCGTAACATCTGTTGAGGAATATGCACAATTCCCGAGATATTCGATTGTATCATTTAACAAATAGATTATGATTAAGAATTTAGAACAATACCCAATCGTAAACAAACCCTTATGGGACACACACGGACTTATTGGGTTTGAGAAGAAAATTGCAGACCATTGGGAAGCTGGAAGAATACGAGGACCAATTCACTTAAGTGGTGGTAATGAAGAACAACTAATTGAGATTTTCAAAAGAGTTAAAAATACTGATTGGGTATTTTCAACATGGAGATCACATTATCATGCACTATTAAAAGGATTACCTTCAGAATGGTTAGAACAAGAAATATTAGAAGGTAGGTCAATTACTATTGTTAATAAAGAAGAAAAGTTTTATAGTTCCGCAATTGTTGGTGGAATCATACCAATTGCAGTTGGTGTTGCAATGGCTAATAAAAGAAAAGGTATCAATGATACAGTATGGTGTTTTGTTGGTGATATGACATATGAAACTGGAACCTTTATGGAAAACTACAAATATGCAAAGAATTTTGATTTACCTATAAGATTTGTGGTTGAGGATAATGGAGTATCTACTAACACCCCCACCATTGAAACTTGGAATAAGAAAAGTGAAATACCGGAAGATGTTATTTGGTATCAATATAAAAAAGAGTGGCCGCACTACGGAACAGGAAAATGGGTGATTTTTTAAATTTAGTATACGACGAAGTTGATGTAACGAAAGTACAAATCACTAACTACATGAATACCTATGTCGGTTTTTCAATGTATAAAGTATTTGACATAAACAATATTCCAAATGATAATGAAAAGTACTATTATTTTTTTGAATATCGTTATTATCTAACGTCATATATTGTTGCACAAAAAAAATTACCATTTAGTGACTTAGTGATAGAATTATTAAAAACTAATCCTAACTTTAATTTAATAATTAAAAACGATGCAGAATCTGATGATGACATTTTAATTGAATCCCTCGACACCATTTTTAAAAATATCGGTATTGATACAAATAAAATTGTTGTCATCAATTGTAATGAGAGAAATAACGATTTGAAAGTTAGATTGAATAGTAACATAAAAACACAAACAACTAACAATGGTAAATGGGCAATATCGAATTTATTAACGTCATTTCCATATGATTATAAAGACGATAGGTCATCTTTATTTATGACGTATAATCGTAACGTTAAGATACATCGTTTTGCATTATTAGTACATTTGATGAAACAAAATATCATCAATAATGTGGATTGGAGTTGGATTAGAGGATTTGAAGTTAGAAATAGTTTTATACCCAAAGATATTGAACTAACAGATTGTTGGTTTTTAAAACCACTCTTTAATGATGAGGAAATTAAAGACCATGAAAATGAAATAACAGATTTAGCTAATGTCGATGTTAAAAAAAGTGTTAATGAAAAGGATTATGAAGTTGACTTCCCACCTTACAAATTTGATTGGGATGCATCATATTCCAATAACCCTTATTCAAACTCATATATTAACATTGTCACAGAAACTAATTTTGATAAGGATGATATAATCATATTGAGTGAAAAGTCATTCATACCATTGTACTATTCACAAATACCGATAATCATGGCAAGTACTAATCATATTAAGAAAATGAGAGACCTTTATGGTTTTGATTTTTTCGATGATGTGGTAAATCATAGTTATGATAGTGAACCTAATCCTAAGAAAAGATTTGAAATGATTATTAACGAAATAATCAGATTGAACAATAAGAAAGAAGACATTATCACTTTTTTCAAACAAAACAAAGAACGTTTTGACAAGAACATTCAAATTTTTGAAAAAATAAAAAACGATAAAACAGATTATAATTTTTACAATAGTTTACGATGAATCAAGACACAAGTTATAAAGACGCATTAACAAATGCTATGACATTTTTGGGTGAGAAACCCAACACCATTTTTATTGGACAACAAACATTGTTCCCTGGCAATCCTATGAGTACCACGTTAGGTAACGTACCGAAAGAAAAAATTATTGAATTACCCGTAATGGAGGATTCACAAATGGGTATGTCTTTAGGTATGGCAATGACGGGTGATTTTGTTGTCACCTTTTACCCGAGATGGGATTTTCTTGTTTGTGCAACCAATCAACTACTTAATCACTTAGATAAGATTAAGTTAATGAGTAATAACCAATGGAACCCAAACATTATAGTACGTTTAGGTAAGGGGTCCGATAATCCAATTGATCCAGGACATCAACATAAAGGTAGTTATTTTTTAGAGTACCAATCTCTTTGTAGAAACATAACGTTCCATAATTTATCATCATTCGAAGCAATTGAAGACACCTACCAAGAAGTTTATGAACAAGGTGGAATACACATTATAGTCGAATATCCCGAACTTTATACACGATAATGAAAATAGTACATACATATGTACCAACTGAAAATGGGGGTAATTTAAATCGATACACGATGTATTGTATGTTGTTATCTGCACTTCTTGCCAAGAAACATCATAAACATGTATTTCTTTATACAAACAAAGAAATCGAAAAAATCGTTAAGAAAATTGGTATACCGTACAATGTAATTGATACGGAAGTATTGGACGGGATTGATGTCAAAACATTCAGTATCCCTAAATTAATTGTCTATACCAAACAAACACAACCATATCTTCATATTGATTTAGATAGTTTCATATACCAACCTATTGAAATTAAACTGGTTGATAAAATTCATTCGTCATTTGCTGAAGGTTCGGGTGACACCTTATCCTTTGAAATGAATAACTCGGTTTTTTTTAAAACATATCTAAAAGGTGCGTTTGAAATTCAAGATAAATTACCCGAGGAGTTTTTAAAATATGTTAAGTTTCAAAATATACCAAACATGTCAATATTTGGCGGACATTCTTGGGAGTTAATCGCGGAAGCCACAGAGTACTGTTTGAAAATTTATAATGAGAATAAAGAATTCTTCGATTCAAATTACTACAACGCTTGTATAATTGAACAACTATTCATACCTGCGGCAATTAGAATGATTCTTGATAGGGATAGTGAGGAAATTACTATGGATAAAGACATATTTAACTTTATTTTTGATAAAAATCCTACAGTATTAGAATTTTTAGATGAAAAATGGGACTATCCCTTTATCATCCAATCAAATACAGATGTATTGAAAATAGATACACAAAATGACTTATTTAGAAACTTAAACTATAACTTTAATGGATTCTTACATCTAAATGGATATAAGACATTTGATGAGGTTATTTTTATGATTAGACAACGAATCATTGATGAATTCGAAGGAATTCATTATATTCATAAAATAGATAAACTATTCACTGAAGACACAAAAACGGATAACCTTTTTGATTCTTATTGTGATTATTTACGAACCAAATTAGATAAAATGGTTAGTATGAAAAATAAAAATTTCGGAATAATATAATTATTAATAATGTATATAATTGGAGTATCAGCATATTATCACGATTCCTCAGCTTGTTTGTTTAAAAACGGTGAGTTATTGTTTGCATGCGAAGAAGAAAAATTCACAGGAATTAAACATGATTCCTCGTTCCCACATAAAACCATCGACTATATTTTGACAACATATAAGTTATCTAAAGATGACATTGAATGTGTGTGTTATTATGAGGACCCAGCGTTAAGATTTAAAAGAAAAAAATCATTCTTCACTTCTTTATTGAATAACATCAAAGTTAGATATAATTTAAGTAAAATATCAAACAAGATTCACTATACACCACATCACTTATCGCATATGGCATATTCGTACTATTCATCCAATTACAATGAATCGGTGATAGTCTCCATTGACGGAGTTGGTGAAACTTCAACAGTTTCATTTGGTAAAGGTGTTGGTGATAAGATTAAACAATTAAAGACAATCGAATATCCACATTCAGTTGGTTTATTTTATTCCGCAATGACTGCGTTTTTAGGATTCAAACCAAATGAGGGAGAATATAAGGTAATGGGATTAGCGTCTTATGGTAATCCATCAAAATATCGAGATAAAGTCAGTAAACTTATAAAATACAAACAAGAAGTATTAACGTGTAATATGGATGTTTTTGTTTGGGATAAAGAGGATACTATAATGTTTAACCATCAACTTGGAGAGGTATTAGGTTTACCAAATAGATTACCAAACGAACCACTTACACAAGACCACAAAGATTTGGCAGCATCAGTACAAGAAAGATATGAGTATATCTTTTTCAAAATTTTAAAAGAGGCTAAACATTTATTTAAATCTGATAATTTATGTTTGGGTGGTGGATGTGCGTATAACGGTAAAGCGAATGGATCAGTAGTTCCAAGTGGTTTATTTAAACATTTATGGGTACCACCAGCACCTTCTGACGCAGGTAATGCAATTGGTAGTTGTTTATATTACCTATCATTGAATAAGGCAACTAGAATAAACCCAACACCATTCTTAGGACCATCGTACACAGAAAGTGAAATTTATAATGCGTTAACTGATTACAAACCGTTAGTGACTTTTGAACGATTAAACGAGGAAGTAATTTTAAATAAAATTGCAAAATGTTTGAATAATAATTTGGTTGTTGGATGGTATAGAGATAAGATTGAATTTGGAGCTAGAGCATTAGGTAATAGGTCAATATTGGCAAATCCAACACATCCTGATATGAAAGATAGGATTAATCGAGTAATCAAGAAGAGGGAAGGTTTTAGACCATTTGCACCAATGGTGGCATTTGAAGATCAAGAGAGATACTTTAAATCAAAAGAGTATGTTCCTTATATGAATCAAGTTGTTGAAGTAAAAGATGAATATAAAGATAAATTACCATCTGTAACACATATTGATGGAACCGCTAGAATACAATCTGTTACACCATATAATAAAATCTATCTATTACTAAAAGAATTTGAAAAATTAAGTGGGTATCCAATTTTATTAAACACATCTTTTAACGTAAAAGATAAAACCATGGTCCTAACTCCTGAAGATGCATTATTTACATTTGTAGATACTGAAATGGATGTTTTGGTTATGGGAAATTACATAGTATATAAAAAATAAAAATATGATAAAGAAACTTATTAATTGGGTGAAAGCCAAAATCGCAAAAAGAAAAAAAGAAAAAGAATTCAAAAAGAAATTAGAAGAACTTAGAAAGAGAGATCCATTTATCTATAAACACTAATTTATGTATTTTGATAAACCATTAATACCAACCAATCAAGAGAATATTTTTCATCTTGCACCTATTCCTGTATTCTATAAAGAATATAACGACCACGATTTGCACGATGAAGTTTTTAATTTAGGATTCAATGAATTGAGTGAAAAAGAAAAACTCATGGGTCAAGAATTACCTGAACAATATGATATTGAAAGGCAATCAAATTACAAGGTTGAGTATTATAGATATGACCAATGGGTTGAACCAACTGAGTTCAATCCAATAGGTAGTCGTTTTTCGGTCCCACCTAATAATTTCTTAAATCGAAAAGAAGAGTGTGTTAAATTAATACGAAAACGATGTGAAGAGGGTTACACCGAACTATTGGATAAAATTAACAAATCCCATAGTGATAATCCGAAAATAACCGAGAGTTGGATACAATTTTACAATCCAACATCTGGTAGAGGTCACAATAAACATAACCATTGTCGTTGGTCTCCTGAAGAGGAAACCCCACTTAGTTTTGTTGGTGGTTATTATTTGTCAGATGGTGACCCAATTGCGGACCATCCATATAGTGGAGTCTTTACATTTCATATTAGAGGGATGTCATATTTCATACGTCCTAAAAAAGGAGCACTTATAATTTGGCCTTATGACATTGTCCATTCAGTGAAACCATTTTACGGTAAAACCCATAGATGTGTAATCAACTTCAACATGGAGGACGGAGGGGTAAAGTTATTATAACATGAAGATTATCAGAATATTATGGGGTGACTTTGAAAGATATTCAAGTCAAATAATCAACGCAAAGAAATATAATTTTAACGAAAAGGTATTTGTTTGGGGTAATGAAAATTACAATAAACTAATTTCATTAGGGTATGACTGTCATCTCATTAATGACGAACCATATGATTATAGTATTGCAAATAATCATACGTTTGTTAGTTATGGTAGTCTGACTCATAAAATTTTAGGTATTAAAATTGCGTTACAATTATTTGACGAAGTATTATTTTTAGATTGGGACTGTGTTCCAACAAAACCTTTAGATGAGAACTTCTACAATCAAATAAAAGCAAAAGGTTCATCATTACAAGTACCATTATATTGTTATCCAATAAGTGCGTTTGACGTTATGAAATCACAAACGGATGATGAAGTGATGAATAGATTTTTTGATGTATTAAATAAAAATATATCAAGACACTCACATATTTTAGGTGATTCATATGTTTTACCCAACACAGGATTTTTCTATTGTAATGACATTGAGATAATTGAAGATTTATTGAAAATTATAAAGTTTAATGATTTACAAGGAATACCCGATGAGTTGTCTGTGTTATTATACACTAAACCATTTGGATTAGATTGGTACATAAATAACGTTGAACCTACAGTAATTTCAGGTAAGAATCATAATTTAGATTTTTGGAATGACGAAGAAAAAAAACTATCGAACTTTATCAAAACTAAAATAACAAAAGATAATTATTTTGAACACCTTTAAAACTTTTTGTATATCACTTAAGAAAGATGTTGATAGAAGAAGTCATATGTTAACCATTAAAGATAAGATGGGAATCGACTTTGATTACTTCGATGCCGTTCAACCAAATGAAATTAGTGAAGAAATTGAGACGAGGTATTTCTCAAATACAGATTTTTATGAATGGGACATAAATCAGAAAGCGGTTATGGCTACATTCATGAGTCACATAAATTTGTTGGATTATTCGTGTAAAAACAAAACCAATCTTTTAATTATTGAAGATGATATTGATTACGTTGGTAATATCGATTTTAACAATATTGATTTTAATGGTTTCGATATTTTTAATGTAGGAACACCGTTTGGTTGTTACTCATATTTTGTTTCACACCAAGGAGCCTGTAAAATACTTAATGAGATTGGTTCTAAACAAATTACACAAGCATATGATTGGGAATTAAACAAATTAACCACAGTAAGAAAACAAACAACGAACATACCACAATTTACACAAGTGGAAAATAAATTCACATCAAATATTTCACCCAATGGATACAAGAGGTATTGAGTTTGTTAGAATTTTATGGGGTGACTTTAAGGATATTAAACCTACACCACTTTATAACGAAACAGTGTACGTTTGGGGTTCAAATAACTATAATAAACTAATTGACTTAGGTTATAAGTGTGTATTAATGTCAAATGAGAATACAATACACAACAATGAGAACACTAAGTTTCTACATAAATTAATTGGATTAAAAGAAGCGTCGTTAAATCATAATAAGTTTATTTTTATGGATTGGGATGTTGAAATTGAAAGGGATTTGGATGATGATTTCTTCAGTGAGTTTGACAATAAAGAGTTTTTGATGCCGACATATTCATACCCAAATGAATATCTTTCATTAACCGATAAATTATTGGATACTGGTGCAAAAAATTGGACCAACCAACAAATAATAGAAATGGAAAAATACGGTTGGAGGGAGGAGGATATTATTGTCTTACCTAATGCTGGTTTCATTTATTGTGCAAACAAATCCATACCAAGTAGATTATACGACATTGCAATAGAGTATAAACTAACAACGTTAATAGAGGAATTTGCAATGTTCATCTATTCACAATCCGATTTTAAGAGTTATATTTTAAAATACGAACCATCGGTAATTTTTGGGAGACCTGTCGATACCATTTTTACAATTGGTGACATTAAAAGAAATACCGAACTAATATTACATAATAAAATTGAATCGTTAATAAAAAAGAATGTCTACTTCACCCATCAATAAAATTTGGACCTTCGGTTGTTCATTTTCAACGGATCATTATATGAGTATGAGTGAGACTTACACAGGAGTCCTCTCAGAAAAATTAGGAGTAGAGTATGAGAATCATGCCGAAAGTGCAATGTGTCATGAAGAATGTTTCAATCGATTGACATATAATATGAACCGTTTTAATAAAGACGATTTGATTATATATCAATTCACTGCTGGTACAAGAGAAGGATTTAAATTAAATAACGATTTCTATTATACCAGTGCTGGTTTAACGAGAGATTTAAACTTGATGTTTGATCTTATGAACAAATACTCAGGAGGTAGAGATAGATTCCCAATTACTAACGACCAGTTCATACTATTATGTGACTACATGAATCATTGGGCACCACATACCATATATCACAAATACCATAGAGTTTTTAATACCTTAAGTTTTTTGCAGAGTAAGATTGGTATTAGGTATAGAATATTATGTTTGGATAACGACTTTAAACCATTTAGGACAGAACACTTTATTAATTTCCCAACAAGTACAGATGAAGATAATTTATCAATAATGAATTGGGTTGATGAGAATAAATGGACCTTGGGTGATACAAAACCAGACCAAGTAATGAAAAGTGATAAACACCCGAACGAAGAGGGTCATTATAATATAGGAATACGTTTATATGAAAGCAATATTTGTTAATTGGACCGCACCATTTTTTTATAAAAAGGATGCACAAGGATATAACCATCTTAAGATGTTTGAATTACCTGACAATGAATATGACATTGTCGATTATGAATTATTAATACAAGAAGTTGCAGTTAGAAGTGCGAAAAAATATATTGGAACAACTAAACTATATACCGATAAAGTAGGTTATGAATTCTACGAAAAAAAGGGTATGTTGAATTTATGGGATGAGGTTGACATTGATACCTTAGAAAATTTTAACAACGAGTACCCTGAAGTAAATCCTGGTAGATTTTGGACAACAGGAAAATCAATAGTAATCGGTAAAGAGCCAACACCTTATCTATTTTTAGATTTGGACTTTATAGTCAGAGGACATCTACCATCTTGGGTTAACAATTATGATTTAGTCCACACTCAATGGGAAATACAAAGAGGAGAGTTCTTTGTATTTGAACATCAATTAGACAAGATTGGAGGTATTCCTGACTTTGCTCAAAATATGATGATGCCAAACACATCTTTCATATTAATGAATTGTGAGAAACTTAGAGATGAGTACCTCAAAAAACACATAGATTTAATCACACGAAAATATGACGAAATACCCGAATGGTTATGGTTATTAGCCGACCAAGGTATTATGGGTTATAGTGTTAGAAAATGTGAATCAAAAGTTGAGACAATTGAGAATAGGTTATATATGTCATATCCCGAACTACCTGTTTTGGGACCTAAACTACCTGGTAAAGGTTTGTTTTGGGTTAAAGATCCAAATAGAGTTGACCACGAGGAAAATTTAGACTATTATCATGTTTGGCTTGAGAAGTATTATTATAAAACAGACGCGAGATTTAGGACCGAAAAAATGAATGAATTAACAATTGAACTGAATAATCTTAAAAACAAAATATAATTTGACTTTTAGGATTATTTTTATTATATTATATTCATGATATATTGGTTTACAGGTCAGCCTGGTGCAGGTAAGACCACATTAGCAAAACACTTGGTTGCGTTTTTAACGAACACAAGTAAAGTCCTACACATCGATGGGGATGACCTTAGAGACATTTTTAAAAATAAAGACTATTCCGAAGCGGGTAGAAGAAAGAACATCGAAAGAGCACAAGACATTGCTCTTTTCATGAATGAAAAAGGTCATGATGTTGTTGTTTCATTAGTTTCACCTTACAGAGACCAACGAGAAGATTTTAAAGACAAATCTGAGGCGGTTGAGATTTACGTTCATACCACAGAAGAAAGAGGTCGTGAGAATTTTCACGTTGCCGATTACGAAAAACCTGAAGAGAATTACGTTGATGTGGATACAACAAACGTATCTGACGTAGAGTCATTTATTGATTTAATTAAAAGAATAGATTTATGAGTAAAAAGTATGCATTGTACGTAGGCCGTTGGCAAAATTGGCACAAAGGTCACGAATGGTTAATCAACCAACAATTAGAAAAAGGTAAAAATGTTTGGGTTGCAATTAGAGATGTCCCTCAAGATGAGAACAATCCTAAAACCGCAATTCAAATTTTACATGAATTATCAAACGAACCTTTTTTCAAAGATAATTTTGATAGAGTGTTAATCTCAATCATTCCCGACATTGAAAGTATCAACTACGGTAGAGGTGTTGGTTATGATGTAATCTATCATGAACCACCCGCAGATGTTGCGGTTATTAGCGGTACGGCAATTCGAACTGGTCATATGAAACCAGATGGAACAGTTACTTACGATGAAAACAAAGGGTAATGATAGTAGAAAGAAAAAGACACATCGCCAAAACAATATCTTACCGTATTATATCTACCTTAATTGGATTTGGTATAATGTGGTGGGTAAGTGGTGATGTTAAAGTAGGTGCAGCCTTCGGTGTTGCAGAATTGGTATATAAACCCATCCAATACTATCTACATGAGAGAGTATGGTATAAGTGGATTAAGTTTGGACTAAGAAAAGAAAATAATAAAAAATGAAAAATGTAGTTATTATTGGTGGTGGTACCGCTGGATGGTTAACATCACTTTTTATACAGAAAAATTGGGCAGATGTTAATATTACATTGATTTCTAGTTCTAACATTGGAATACTTGGTGCTGGTGAATCGAGTACAACTAATTTTCCTGATCTTTTAATGGGATTAGGTATAGACGAAGTTGATTTTATAATAAAAACCAAAGCAACAATAAAAATCGGTAATGAATTTGTAAATTGGAGGGGAGACGGTAAAAATATGGTACACCCATTTGTCGGTGGACCCAAATCATTACATGGATTTCATTTTGATGCAAAATTAGTCGCGGATTATTTACAAAACATAAGTTTAAACAGAGGCGTAAAACATATTGATTCAGAAGTAGTTGGATTCAATCAATTAGATAATGGAGATGTAAATGAAATTTTATTGACCGATGGGACTAAAGTACAATCTGATTTTGTATTTGATTGCAGTGGTTTTGCAAGATTAATTATAGGTAAATTGTACAACCAAGAATGGATTTCATATAACAAATACCTTAATATCGATTCAGCAATTGCTTTTTTCCTACCACAAAAAGATAATTTAAATCATGAGTCAGAAACCACAACCAAATCTATTGGGATGAAATGTGGTTGGATGTGGAATGCACCACTACAACACAGATGGGGTTGTGGATACGCCTTCAACTCAAACTACATTAATGATATTGAGGCAAAAAAAGAGGTTGAGGATTACATTGGAGAGGAAATTACAATTGTGAAAAAATTTAATTTTAATCCTGGCACATATAAAAATTCTTGGGTTAATAATTGTGTCGCAATCGGACTCTCTTCGTCATTTTTAGAACCACTTGAGGCAACTTCTATGTTAACATCAATTATGTTGTTAAGAAAATTAAAAAAATTCGATTTTAATCCAATCAATAAAAATGAGTTTAATGACTATTTTAATCACTTAAATGAACAAAATTTATTATTCATCAAGTATCAATATATGTGTGATAGAGATGATACTAAATTTTGGATAGACCAAAAAACGGTAGATGTTCCTGATAACTTATTAAAGTTGGTAAATAGAAAGGGTGAATTGATTGTTAAATCGAACGATGAAATTAAATCGGCATTAAATATTATAGACGATAGCCGTAGTTTAGTTTTTGGGTTTTATAGTTATAACACAATGTATAAGAAAAATTCAAAAAAATTTAGTAATACGTTAATTTAAAAAGTTATGGAAAAGTTATATTTTGACGAAACCACATATATTTGGAAAACAAAACTAAATAAATTAAATGAAAAGTCATCTTTTTTAAAAGAGGCGTATTCAGTTATAGAATCTCAGCCAGATGTAAAAACTGACGGATTTGGTTATAAGAAAGAATGGAATAATAATTTAAATTTTATCGGTGAAATTGAGGTTGAAACAAATTTAGATTACGTGGTTCAAAAAGGTATGAATCTTTGTAAAGAACTCTATGAGGAAAAAAATATACCTTATAATAAAATAAACACCGACTCTTGGGTTAATGTCGTTCGATCACAAAATCCAGTGCAACTACAATTTAGACATGAAGAATTAAAGGGTATTGATAAATTCCATGTTCATACCGATATTAATAGAGATACTAAAACATTTGTACCTCATTACACATACGTATACTATATTCAAATGCCGGATGTGATGAACGGAGAAGATGGTGTTCTATATTTTAAAGGTAAGGATAACCAAGAGTTTTGGATTAGACCTGAAGAAGATGATTTGATAATAATGGAAGCTGATATGCCACATTCACCAAATAACGCACCCGATTCAACAAATGATAGAATAGTTTTAGCTGGAAACGTTGGGTTTGAATTTATTAAAAAAGAAAAATCGTTAATATAATGTTTGTAAAATACGTTGAGGATTTTTTAACAAAAGACGAATGTAATCAGATTATCCTTTTAGGTGAGTCCGTGGGATTAATACAAATGAAATCATCATTAATTGTAAATGGTAAACTTGTTGAATCTAACGTAAGTTATGACGGTAATAAAAGAATGGGATGTTATTTTTACGATGATTTATTAGAAAATGAAATATTAAAAAATTTGACAAATAAGACTATTGAGTTGTCAAATAACCTAAATCCATTCAAAGGAGTGAATTATTTTAAAGTACCAAAATATTCATTTAACAGATATGGTGAGGGGGATTTTTTAGATTGGCACCCCGATAATCATGAAATTTTAAATGGTGCAACTGTTACATTTATCATTCAACTTAATGATGATTATGAAGGTGGGTATGTTAAATATATTACAGATGGGACCAACCACACCACACCAAAAAAAGCTGGAAGTGTATTAATATTTGATTCAAATATAGTTCATTCAGTCGACGAGGTTATAAAAGGAACCAGATATTCATTGAATGTATGGCCAAGTAAAACAATTAAACAATCGATATTATAATGTTAGTAGATAATAAATTTATTTATTTAAGTTTACCGAGATGTGCGTCAACAGCATTTAATTATTCGTGCATTCTTAATAAAGTAAATTTACAAACATTCAACGGGGAGTGGGAAAAATCTAATTTAGATATTGACTTCAACTCAATTGATAAGTCTAAAATTATGAATTACATTTATCATGGACACGAATCAATTTTAGATTTACAAAATAAATTTGGTAATGAGTATCCGGTTATAGCGGTTAAAAGACAAAGACATGAAAGATTTTTTTCTTTATATAAACATGTTTTGTTTGATTTGCAACGTACAGGGTTTCACAGAATTTATGATGTTTTTAGTAATATGACATTAGATGAGTTATTTTTCTTTACCAAAGACGATTTATCAAGTAAGAAAAAACGATGGGAAGTGATATGTGATTTACTGATAGATTTGAAAATATTGGATGAGAGAATTGATATTTCAGTAACATCAAAATTTAAAAAATCAGAAGAAGAGTTTTTTAAGAAAAATACCAAGGTATATGCAGTTAATATGATTGATATATTATTAACCCCATTATCGTATTGGACAAATAATAGTCAAAATATTATTTGGTTTGATTTTAATGAAATGGATAAACTTGAGAATTGGACATCTAAAACATTAAAAAAACCTTTTAAACTCCATTCCGTAAATTCAAGTAAACACATGGAGTGTAAAATCACATTAAACGATGAGTTTAAAGAAAAATATGATAGTATTTATGATTATTACGATTTTCCTAAATTAAAAAAAAGTTTAATATGATAGATTATAAGGAGATATTTGAAGCTTGGAAGACATCGTATAATCCGACAGATGAACAGGAAGAACAGGCGAGAGAAAGGTTGGACATTTGTTTAGGGTGTGATCATAGAAGAGAAGTACTAAAAGGAATTAAATGGTCAGCATATTGTAACGATTGTGGTTGTCCAATAAACAAAAAAGTATTTTCAAAAACTTTTAATGCGTGTACTCAAAAAAAATGGGAAGAAATTGATTCAAAATACATGGATGTTGTCCCAACAAAATATAATAATACATTGATATAACATATACATATATATAACCAAAATACTTGACAAATATTATCGTTATCGGTATATTTATATAATAAGATAAAAAAAATTATGAAAGCAACAATAATAGGCAGTGATTTACTTCAATCGAATGGTTCGGTTAAATTCTTAGAAATAAACACCAACACCACAATATATAATCAGGGGGCGGATTTATTAGATTATGATTCGTTATTCACAATGTTAAATGACAACGAAATTAATGAATTTCATTTCATTTGGACGGAGTTGGACTCATATAAACCATTAACTGAACAATTCAGATTTAAGAAAATTTTAGAAGAAAAATGTGAAGAAAATAACATTTCTTTCTCGGAATATATGGTACCGGTAAATTCGGTAACAGTACCTTATATTGAGGATTCAGCTAATAAATTCATTTTGAGACAATCTTTTGATACTACTGCATTAGTAGACGAAACATATTGTGCGGATAAATTTGAATTTTTCTCTTTAATGAGTGGGACCACATATGTTCCTAAAACATATTTTACTTCAGATTCATTATCATTAGATACATTAGATGAAGTTGACTTTAATATTACCGACACCCCAAATTTATTGGTTAAACCAAGAAATCCAGGTTATAGTACACTCACATACCCAGCTTTATATCGAGCATCAAGTTCTAGCGAATTATCTACATTGAAAAGTGAATTAACAACGAGTGATTTAATACAGGAATTTATCTTCTCAGAAGATAACCTTGTTAATGGTAGATATTCAGTTATTAGAAGTATTGATATAATATACGGTTCTAACTTGGATATTATTCATATGGGAGGTTACACACAATCCACGATAATTCCAATATCATTCACTCAAGATGAATTTGTAAGTGGAACCAACAAGTTAAATCAAAAAAGTAGATACAAATATATAACTAAGGAATTAGGTAATTCATCCCCAATTAATTACCATACTGACGATGATAGTGTCATTTTAAAATTAGACGGTACATTAACTGATGTTGACACAATTGCGTTAGGTGATTATGTTCGTTCAATTGATTATACTGATTTTAATGATAATAAAGCATCTAAATTTGATGAAAAAATCTTCACATTTGGTTGGGATAGTAATTTAGTTAATGATAATGAAACATTAATCCAAACTGGAACTAGTTTACAACATATGGTATCGGCAGCGGTTGATACGATTTATATTCGTATAACATTATCTGATGGTAGAACATGGACTGACTCACCGTCTGCAACATATTATATTGAGGAATCGGGGTCAACATCTACTAGATTTGAAAAAGTTAATAAAATGTATGTTGGTGATAAGTTAGTCATTACTGACGCTTCGACTAGTGAATTAACCACAGTTGAAATAACTAGTTTGGAGATGGAACACGCACAAAAAACCATTTATAGCTTAGATTTTGAACCATCAGATTTATTTTTAGTGGATATTGGTGACGGTGATTTCAGTGTGATGCACAACTCATGTTGGTGTCCTTGGAACTATTGTGGTCATTGGTGTAATAGTAATTATTGCCCAACATGTGATTTTAGTCCGTCAAAAATTTAAATCGAAATAAAATAAAATAATACAAACATACTTTAAAATGGCAGTAAAAGAAAGAATAGAAAGACCGGCACAAACAATTAAACCAATAATTGCACCCGTATCAAATGTGGTCAAGGAAAAAATTGCAACGGCATTTCAAGCGGTTGTTAATGAGATAAAAACCAAACACTTGGGATAATGTATGAGATTATTCGCGTTTGGTGATAGTTGGACTGAGGGAGTTGGTGGAAATTTAAGTGAAGAACTTACCACTGAGAATCTTGAAGAAAGAACTATTATGAGACAAAAATATTGTTGGCCAAAACACCTATCGGAATTACTTAAATGTAATGTTGAGAACTACGGTGTTGGTGCATTTTCAAATAATTTAATATTCAACACAATTTGTCATAAGTTAAAAACAGAAATCATCACCCAAGATGATTTTGTTGTTATTATGTGGAGCTCTTCCTTAAGAGATGATTTACCATTTTTTCCGAATGAAGATAATTTTAATATATGGGGTAATCGACATAAAAGAAAAGAACACTTAATCAAATATATTTTCGATGGTATTCATGGGGAAAATGTAAAATATAATAGAGTCGAGAAAGATTTTAGAAATTTTTATATTAACAATTTGTTTAACGACACATATTATGACATTGTAAATCAAAATTACATCTTACACCTCCAATTTATATTTAAAGAATTGGGAATTAGATACGTTTTTTGTGATGCATTTGATATGATGATCAATAAAAAAATTAACGAAAACGTGGATAGAACCAATCTAATCGATGAATATAGATATTGGGGGTACAGATGCAAAACAATGGTGAACTTATTAGTTGACACAAATAGAAAGGATGTATGGGAGAATAATGTACATTGGGCGGAACATACTGAGGGTAAACATCCAAATAACAATGGATATAAATTAATTGCCGATGAACTATATAGATTTATAAATAATAATAATCTATTAACACATACCAAATCTAAAAATTCATATTTGATATGAATTATAATATAAATAATAATTTTTGTAATAGAGAAACTGCTAAAGATGTAATTGATTTTTGTCTTGAGTTTGGTGAACCGTTTTCATATAAACCAACAGAAACATGGGATTGTAGAAGAATATATGATTTGAATTTTAAAAACAGGATTATTGATTTATTAACCACTAACTACGAAAGTAAAGATTTTAAATTGTGGTTTGATTATTCTACATTTAATTTAAAAAATTTCAATATAAGTTTAACGTCATATTATGATGGTAGATACCTTAATCTACATAAAGATAAGACAAGTGAATTGACAACCGTAATTGTACTATCTGATGATTTTGAAGGGGGTCAATTTGTGTTAAGTGAAGATGAGAACCCACCATATAATTTTGAAACGTTGGATGGATTGGTAATATCCGATTTAAAATTAGGTGACAGCATTTCATTTAACGGTTCAAAAACGTTCCATGGAGTTTTACCTGTGACCAAAGGTGTAAGATATGCATTAAACATATGGATGACCGAAACTGATTTCGATTACCCAAAACTAAAAAACAATAAAACATTGTTATGAGAATTGCTATTGTTTGTAATGGTCGAAGTGGGTCAACATCATTAACATATTTTATTAATTGTTGTTTGTTGTTCGAGAACAAAAAATGTTCATTATTTTTCGAACCTTTTAATTATAGAAATTTAGATAAGGAGAAAAAAATTAAAAAAATAGATGAGATAGTAAACAAACAAAACGTACTGGTTAAGACTTTTATTGATAGAGACAACTTTCCACACGAGTCATTTAAAAATGTTGAAGAGTATTGGGATTGGTTTTATACCTTTTTTGATAAAGTAATTGTATTAGAAAGAGAAAATAAAAGACTCCAATCTGAGAGTTTATTGTATCATTTAAAAATATCTGAAAACCGAACAGTAACACCCCATTGGCATAAACAAAAATTTTATGATTTGTCCATTGTCGATGAAGATGAAATTATTGGATTAACTAAACATTTAGAATCTGAATCTAATTTTTTAAAATCAATATCAGATAAGGGTTATCCACATTATACATATGAGAAGATATTTGTGGATAAATGCTCAGAGACCATAGCAGATTTATTAAATTATTTAGGTTTATCTTTTAATCAAAATTGTGTCGATAAATGGATTAATTCACCATATAAAAAGGTGAGGTTAAATGAAAAAACAAATAAATTATTATAATGGTCAACCTTAAAGAATATATATGTTCAGTACCATTTAATGGTTTAGAAATACATGATAACAGTGCGTTCATGTGTTGTGCTAGTTGGTTAACAAAACCACTACCAAAAAATGGGGCAATTAAAGATTTATGGAAATCCGAAGAGGCAAAAGAAATTAGAAAATCTGTAACGGACGGTTCATATAGGTTTTGTGATAAGAAACTTTGTCCCTACCTAAGTGAATTACAAAAGTTCAATAGAACTCAAGTAGGTCCAGTAAAACACATCAATCAAGTATCCGATGAAATTAAAAACTATATTGAAAACGGTGAGGATAGTTTTACAAGTGGACCGACGATACTTCAAATGTCATTTGATAGAACATGTAATTATAAGTGTCCGTCGTGTAGGGTGGATATGATTGTCGCTAGTAGTGATAAAATTAAAACAATTAACTTAACGATTGACGATATTGAGGAGGCCTATTCCGATTCAATCGAAACGATTTATTGTTCGGGCACCGCGGATCCATTTGCATCGGTATCATATAGAAATTTTCTCAGAAACTTCAACCCCAAGAAATATCCCAATTTAAAATCTATACATTTACATACCAACGCTAGTTTATGGAATAAAGAGATGTGGGATAGTATGCCTAACATACACAAGTATGTCCGTAGTTGTGAGATTAGTATTGATGCGGGAACACAAAACACTTACGAAAATGTAACGAGATTGGGAGGTAATTGGGATAATTTATTAAACAACCTTAGATTTATTTCCACAATTAAATCAATTAGAAATGTAAAATGCTCATTTGTAGTCCAACAGTCAAACTATAATGAAATGAGTACATTTTTTGATTTAATACGTTCAATTTTTGGTAAAAAAACTAAAGTCTTTTATGGTAGATTAACAAATTGGGGAACATTCTCCAATGAAATGTTTAAATTTTTAGATGTTGCCGACGAAACTCATCCAGAACATTCATTTTTCTTAGAGGAATTTAACAAAGTTGCGATAAGTCCTTTTGTCTTTCATAATTTACATGATTTTATAGAAAAAAAGGAAACTAAGTTGATTTAATCGATAAAATTATATATATTTTATCTAATGAAAATACTTGCACACGCTCCGTTTATAGGTACAACAGGTTATGCAAACCACGCACGTTCATTCTTTTGTGCACTCAACAAGTACCACACAGTAAAAGTTAGAAACCTTACCATTGGAAACAGTTGGAAGGGTATGAATAATCGTCCACACGACGGAGAACCATATTTCACCAAAGAAATTGGGGACATGTTGATTTTACAAACATTACATAAGGCAGATGGAAATGGAAGAATAGATGAACCAATGTATGATTACAAGGGTGATTTTGTACCCGATGTTCACATTGTTTTAATGGAAACAAATAATCATTACTTCTATGAAGATTATGTTGGTTATAAAATCGCATACAACGTATGGGAATCAACACGTTATCCTGATGAGTTCTTTAATCAATTACTAAAGTTTGATGAAATGTGGGTACCAACCCAATGGCAATTTGATTGTTTAGTAGAACAAGGTTATCCGAAAGAAAAGATTTTCATTGTACCCGAAGGTGTTGATGTGGATACATTCAAACCAATTAAAAAATTCCCTAAAAGAGAAAAGGTACGTTTTGTACATTTTGGAAGATGGGATTATAGAAAAGGTACGACAGAAATATTACAAGCATTCGCGGAAGAGTTTAAAGATGTGGATGACGTTGAACTTTTAGCATCGGTAGAAAATCCATACCCATATGATGGTATGAATTCAACGGACGAAAGAGTTAAACATTATGATATTGATACAAAGAATATTCAATTCTTAAATTTCCCATCAAGAAAAGATTATATTAATTACCTACAAACCGCACACGTGTTTGTTTCATGTGCTCGAAGTGAAGGTTGGAATTTACCTTTAATTGAGGCGATGGCTTGTGGAACACCATCTATATATTCAAATTGGGGCGGACAATTACAATTTGCTGAAGGTAAAGGTGTACCGGTGGCAATCAAAGGATTAAGACCTGCTAACATCGAACATAAAGAATGGCCAGGTGAATATTGTGAACCAGATTGGGATGACTTAAAGCGTCAGATGAGACAGGCATATGACTACCACACTGCAATGTGGATAAAGGCGGTTAGTGATGCTAAAGACATTCACGAGAAATTTAATTGGGATACGGTTGCTAAGGGAGCGTGTGATATATTGGAAAGAAATAAAAAACCATTTGCATTTGTAACAACGGGTAACTTAGGGTACATGCCAGTAATTGAGAAGTTAGTTCAATCATTATTAGAATTCTCTGAACAAAAGATTTTGGTATATGGTATTGATT